CTGGAACACAAACTTCTACTATTTGACTACTTGTAATTGTGCTTGGTGTAATTGTTACACCACCAGTTGTTGTGCTTATGGTAGCAGAACAAACACCGTTTAATAAATTAACTGGTACGTCTACACAATTAGATGTTGGCTTACTATGAATTATTGTTAACGGTGAAAGTGGTCTAAAGTCTAAAAGTAAAGTCATATCAACATCGCCACTTGTGATATTTGACTTCATTTCGTTAATGATATATCTTTTATCACGAATAATAACACGGTCATTTAACTTTAAATTAGTCAACATTGAAATAGGTAATTGTGTTTTTACCTTTATCAATCTATTTTGCAAGTCATATAAATTTTGTAAATAATTAAAATAATATGTTGCGTATAAAGTGTCGGTTACTGGTGTTAATAAAAACGTGCTTCGGTCAGCATTAAAATTTAAGGTGTAGTTTGTAATTCCGTTTACTTGTAAGTCTTGACCAAATGGCATATAATCGCTAACCGTAACTTGTGCCGTTCCGTTGTAAAATTTAAAATCCGTGCTTTGCTTGTCGTACATATACATTAAACAAGGTTTAGGAACATAAGAAGCTAAATTGTCATCTAAAGCATACGCTACTTGTGTGGTTGTTCCAGTAAACTTTTGTCCCATTAAGTTTTCAAATGGTAGTTGAACAGTAAATTCACCACCATCGTATGTAAATGATTGTTCCGTGTTTCCGTATTCACGATAAAACAAAGCTTTGAATTGTTGGTTTAGTACGCTTTTACTTTCTTGATATTTAAAAGATATTCTTTTATACAATGGCACACGGTCAACATCAATGCTTTTAACGTCAGTATATTTTGTTATGTCGTATAAATCGCCAAGTGTATACCACGTTTCTAAAGTTTCTATTTCGTAAGTGTCTGCAACCGTACCAAAACAAGTTAGGTTAAACATTTTTAAAACACCACTAAAAAAGTCAGCTACTTTTATTTCGGGTACTAATGATCCAAGACTTGAATTTCCAGTTAAGGTTTGTGTTGCACCAGTTATAGTAAATTCATCTACTGGTACGATGGTAGTTCCAACCGTTGCTTCCCAAAAACAATTTGTTGTTGTATCTATGTTAATTTGGTTTGCTGCCCTCATTTCAAGAACTATGCTTTCGTCTAAACCCGGTGCGTTTTGGTCATATACTATTTGATGCGTTGCCGTTCCTTGTCCTTGAATAGTGTGCGAAAATACACCGTTTCTATGTACGTCAATATAGTAGTCAGTTGAAGCGTCACTTGGTACTACTGTCGTGTTTATTACAAACCTATAATATTGTGAACCTACTACGTTAGAATAATTGTATGTTATTGTGTTTGTTGTTAAGTCAACACCACTATTGTTTGGTGCTGTTCCAGCAGCATACACTACACTTGTAAAGTCTACTTCTTTAGCACCAGTTATAAATGTATTAGATTTCGTGTTTTTCGCCCAAAGAAAACATTTCTTAAATCTTTCATCGTTTAAAAAAGTACCAGTAAAAGTTATGCCATAATGCGTAGCAATTACTTCAAATAGTTTTTTAATTTTTACTGCTGGAAAAAGTTCGTTAAATAATATTCGACCAGCACCAGTTGTTATGTCGTTAGAACCACCACCAGTTATTTGCCAATTTCTATCCGAACTTATTAATGGGTAACGCACATCGTAGTCGGTTGTGTCATCCGTAATTCTATTAAAAACTTCTGCACCAGTATAAGTGTGGTCTAAAGAACTTAAATCAACATCGCTTAACATATCTTCGCCAAACTTATCTTTTAAGCTTGTAATGTCACCATAAAAAGTTAACGTATAGCTTTCGGGTTTACCATCTTTTAAGTTTGCTTTTTCAAGTTGTATTTTACCAGTTCTAAATGGTGTTAGGTTTATGTCAAGTTGTGCGTCTTTTCTTATGTTTACATTGAACGTAAATTGTGTTGGTGAAGTTGGTGTTATGTTAGTCGGGTTATATCCGTAAACATCACTATTATAAAAGTGTTGAAATACTTTATTATTTGTTTTGGTTGCTGGTACGGTAAACGATTGACTGAAGTCACTATAAACCTTGCTAATATCTTGGATGTTTTGAACACTTGAATTTACTTGTATTTGTTCGTCATCAAACAAGTCAAGCTTTACCCCTTCAACATATATTTGTACGCTTCTTTTCATTTATATTACGCTATTAATCATATCAAAACCATACTTGAATGTGATATTATAATTTATGTTGCCTTGTGCATTTACACCTTTTAGCTTTTCTATGCTTTTAGTGTCTACGGTTACTGGTAAACTATCAACAAGAACCTTTTCACTTAACATTATTTGTTGTATTGTTTCGGAATAACTTGGTGCAACTATTCCAGTATTACAAGTAATTGTTTCTTGTCCGTTGTGGTTAAATGCTTGTCTTTGTCCTTCAAGTGTAGAATAGCTTAATGAATTACTTTGCATTAAATTGTAAACGCTTTCTTTCGTGTTTATGTTATTTTTAGATGCCTTATAAAACCATTCACGTTGCCAATATCCCATTTGATTTACAAAGTCTACTAAAATAGGTGTGTATTTTATTTCGCATTTTGGTCTAAAATACCAAGTGCCGTAAAGTGTAGGAGAACCAGCACCAAGATTGCTCCAAACTTCTAACTTGTTGCCGTCAGCATAGTAGTCATACCATACTGTTGGCACGTCGTATAAATCAGCAGATGCAAATGGGTCAGTTATAACTTGAGTTGCACCACTTACTAAATTTGTATATTTTAAATCTACTAAAACCCCAGCACCTAAAAAACCCATTAACCCAGCACGTTGCGATTCGGTTGTTGCAGGTGTGTGTGTGCTTTGATAATGATAGTAATAAGTTCCTTGTGGTAATGATGCCGTTTGATCCGTTGTAAATTCTAAACTTGTTAGTTGTGGGTTAGCACCTTCCGAATAATATCCGTAGCCATCCATACAATAGTATGTTGTGGTGTCTAACAAAGTATAGTTTCCAGATGTTGTTTCTTTGTATCGCTTTAAATCAAGCTTAACCATTTGGTTGTAATTGTTAGCAGCAACACCAGTAGAAACTCCTGAACCAATAGCCGTTTGTCTTGTAGTAAATTTTAAATATTCCCTTGTGTAAGGTGAAACATCGTAATACATCTTTAAATTGTTAGATGCTGGTATAAGCTTCTGAATTGTGTATTGTGGGTTTGTTGGCACACTTGTACCCGAATAGTAATAGAACAGTTCAAGCTTTGAACCTACAACCGAAGATTCGTCTACTTCTATAATGTATGGTGAACGTGCAAATATTTTATTCATTATTTAGTTTTTAAGTTTTCTTCTATTATTGAAACAAGTAAGTTTTCCATATCTAAACCGTACTTGTCTATTAGTTCGTTTGGTAGTTTTTTAAAAGCAGATTCAAATGGTTTGGTAAAAAACATACTTGGTTTTATTCCGTGATGAAAAACGCTTCTTGCAATTAAAAAGTTTAATGACTTTCGTTTTAATAACCTACCTTTTTTATCTCGTGGTGCTAAACCTTTTCTTATTGTCCACTTGTCAAATACTTTGCTTGGTGGCATCTTACTTTTGTAGCTAAAGTTAGAAAGTGACTTACCACTTTTTACACCTCTTACACCTTGATCCTGAAACCATCCGTAATTATCTAATTGAAAAAATACACGAATAGAATTTGGCATAACTTTTACTTCGCCTTTTATACTGTCGCTTAAATTACCACTTGCGTTTTTATTAGTTCTTTGCAAATTATCTTTTGCAGCTTGTACTACACGTTGTTCAAACTCTTGCAATGCTTCCAATAAAAAGTTAGTTTCAGACATTGCAAACGGTCATTACATTAGGTGTATTTATGTTTACGGTCATAGTCCAACCAGCTAATTTGTTTTCAAACCTATCTACAAATATTTCTAAATTCGGTGTGCCGTCTACTTGATAATTGTCATCGTATAAATTACCACGTCTTAACTTTTCGTAAAGTCTATTAAGAATATTTATTTGTGTGTTTAGTACATCTTGTTCGTTGTCGTTAGACCTAAACTTGTCCGTTGTTTCGTCTTTTGATACGTCAACAACATCCATACTTAAAATGCTAATATTATATTGTATCAC